ATTGGCTTTGTTGGCAGCATTTTTGGCGGCAAGAAAAAAAGCACACCTGCCCAAAGTTCAAGCGGGCGCTTAAACAAGAGCGTTACTCCTGAAGACTTCAGGAAAATTGTTTTTGGCAAAACAGCTAGCGCGACTGACGTTCGTTATTGGGAAGTTTACGGCACTAGCGGCACGCAATATGACGAAGTTATTGCAATGGCTTGCCACCAAATTAACAGCGTTAAAGAATTTTACGCTGAAAGTGATTTAGCCCTTGACGCCAGCAACACGCCGCAAGGCAAATATAGCGGCGTTTTGACGCGAGCTTATAAGCTTGGCGCTCCTGGCCAAACCGCGCTTTCAGTTGGCGGCGGCACACAATGGCTTTCAACTGCCACCATGACAGGGGTTGCCCACATGGTGTTAAAATGGGTCAAGAATGACGACAAGTTGCCTAATGGCCCGCCTTCGCGTTATACCAACATCATTGAAGGCGCGCTTGTCTATGACCCGCGCCGCGACAGCACGCAACCGGGCGGGTCAGGCTCGCACCGATACAATGACCAATCAACTTGGGATTATGCCACAACCGACAGCAACGGCGTTCCAATTGGCCGCAACAATGCGCTTCAGGCGCTTTGGTATTTGCTAGGCTGGCGAGTTCAAAACCCTGTTACAAATGAATGGGTGCTTGTTGCAGGGCGCGGCATTGACCCTAATGACATTAACTTTCAAACGTTCATAACTGGCGCTAACAATTGTGAAGCTGCTGGCTATTATACTGACATGATTTTGTCAACTGAAGATGAACACACTTCTAATGAAGACAAAATAACCGCTGACGGCTTGATTGCAACGTTGATTGATCCAGGCGGGCTTTGGAGCTATTACGCCAACGTTGACGACACGGCTAGCGTGTCTGTTTACCTTACTGACAATGACATTCTTGACACGGCTAAAGTGTCTTGGAATGAATACAAGGGAATGAGTGAACAATACAACCAAGTTGTTGGTAAGTTCATTGACCCTTCTGCAACGGCTCTTTTTCAACCCCGCGCTTACCCTATGGTTCGTGACGCCACTTACGAAAGCAACCTTGGAGTTAAGCGGCGCAAAGCCATTGACTTTGAACAAATCCAAGACGCTTTGCTAGCTCAAAAGCTGGCGCGTTTGTGTTTGAACCAAGGGCAATTTCAAGCGGAGTTTACGGCAAACTTCAGCTATAGAGCTTTGCGCGCCCAAGCTTGGTCAATCGTCAGCTACACTAGCGAGCGCTTCGGTTGGACTAAGCTTTTTCGCGTGCAACGTTATTCAATCGCCGGGGCAACTGGCGTTGGAATGACCTTGCGCGAAGTTCACCCGTCTATTTGGACGGCGGGAAGCGTGACAGCGCCCGTAACCGCCCCGCTTGGCACTCGCTATGACCCAACCCAAGCAATCCCCCTGACGGGCCTTGGGGCGAGCGCATACACCGGCACGGGTGCTGACGGCACGGTTCAAGACGGCGTAACAATCGCTTGGACTGCCCCGCCTGCCAACGTTCGCCGCACTGAAGTTCAAGTTAAGCTGACAACTGACACTTATTGGCAATCTTACGGGCCTTACAAAGCTGACGTTATCGCTTGCAACGTCTTTCCGCTCCTGTCTAATTCTGTTTACAATGTCAGGGCGCGGCATGTTAGCGTGCATGAAGTTGCGGGCGCTTGGGTCAACCTTAGTGGCAACTTTACAGTTGGCAACAACACTAACGTTGGCTTCGCGACTATTGACGCCAAAGCAAACACCTTCAGACAGGCAACACCTCCCACAACCGGCACGGTTGGCGACTATTGGACAGACATTGACGACAACAACGCGAGTTATCGCCACGAAGGCTTAGGCTTGTTTGTCGGTGGCGTGCCTATCACGTTCAACGGAAACGGCACAACATTTGATGCGCCTTGGGTCAGCATTCTTGACCAACAAGTTTTGAACACGCTTACGCAAGTTGCCGCGCTAAACGTCAGCATGGCGCAAGCTTTGGCTTCAGTGGCTTCAATAGCTTCTGACAATGTTTTGTCACGCGGCGAAAAGCCAGAAATAAACCGTCAATACAACCTTATTGTTGCTGAATATCCTGTTATTTCGGCAAGGGCTTCGTTGGCGGGAATTACAACACAACTGACCGATTACACAACCGCGTATAACTCGCTTATTGCCTATCTTGGAACCCTGACACGCTGGCAAGACCCGCTTGTTGACACTCCAATTGTGGGCAGTTCTTTTGACGCGGCGTTTGTTGCTTACTATTCAGCCGCTTCAATCTTGAACACTAAAATTGCAGAAGTTGCGGCCCAAACTGCAACTTGGACAGGCGTAACAGGAACCGGCAAACCCGCTGATAACGCAACGGTTGGCGCTCCTAGTGGAACAAATGTTGCAGGGCGAAGCGCTGATGACATTGCAAACACCATTAGCGCGGGTGGCGGCGTTGCTCCTAATAAAGTTACGGCTAGTTCACTTGACAACAGCGTTGTTCAAGAAATTGGCTTTACTTCTAACACAAACATTACTGCAACTGACGCGGGTGTTCTTTTGGTTCAAGTTGATGGCATTGATGCTAAGCCTGCTCAAGGCGGGCGCGTCATTATATCTTTAACCGCTGACATTGAAGGAAGCGTTGGCAGTTCAATTACAACTAGAGTTCTTTTTGCAATTTTGCAACGTTCGCCAGCGGGCGCTAACACTTGGACGCAAGTTGGTTCCTCTTGGCGAATGTATTGTTTCAAACCTGCTATGTATGCAGCGTTCACAAACTATGACCAAGAAGTTTACGACGCGGCTATACCTGGTTACAAAGTGCCTGTTTCAGGTGGCTATGCACTTCTTGGCTTGCGAATGGGCGTTAGCAATAACTACGCAAGCCAATTTTTAGGCTTGTCGTCTTCACACCAATGGCTTGACAATCCACCGTCTGACGCTAGTTATGATTACAGGGTGCTTGCTTGTAAAACTAACACGTTGGGAAGTGTTACGGCTCCTGAAGTTGGAGCCGCAACAGCAACAGCGGCGCAAATTCAGGCAATTTCAATCAAAGTTGCCGTCTAAGGAAAGGTTTGTTTATGGGTTGTGCAACTTTGGCCGCAATTGGCTTGCATCTTGTTTCTTGGCATAGTCAGGAAGGTTACACCGGCACAAATCCCGGTGTTTACGCTAAAAGCGAATGCGGCGTTACCGTTGGAGCCTATCGCAACAGCGAAGCACGCTTGACAGTTTACGGGGCTTACACTCTTGACCCGCCAAAGCTTCCCGTTTGGGCTTCTGTTGGAGTTGCAACCGGCTATGGGCCGCAATATGGCGAAGCTCGCCCGCTGACCCCTGTTTTCATTGTCGGTTTGAAAAGCCCACAGTTTAGCGGCTATCGCTTCAGGTTGGGCTATATCCCCAAGCTTGGGCAAATGAACAACACCCATGTTTTGCACTTGATGCTTGAAAAGGAATTTTGAACCATGACTGACGTTAGCGCCCTGACCGACTTGCCAACCCCTATTAATGGGGATTTCGTCTTGTCTTGGCGTGGAACCGCGCCTTATCGAATGAATATAAGCCAGTTTGTCAGATATAACGCGGCTATCAATGCTGCAAAGTTGTCTGACCTTGGCGGCGCTATTAGTTGCGATAATGACGGCGCGGCTTATTACGGCGGGTCTTCATTTTATTCTGGCAACTTTCGCAACACAACAACAGGTCAAGGCGGTTGGGCTATCCGCAATAGCAGCGGCGTTTTTACTATTTTTACTGGCTCCAACCCTGGCGCGGCTGGCAGCGCCTTTAGTGATATGGGCGAGCGGCTTAGAATTGACGCCGCTGGCAATGTTATGATTGGTGGCGCAAGTTCAAGTTACAAGTTCACAGTAACCGGCCCCGCCATTGGTGGCGCAATTGGCAACAAGTCTTTAGTTAATTCAACAAGCGTGATTGTTGACGGTAACACTTGTGTTTTGAGTACAACAGTTGAACGCTTTGCAGTTGGAAGCGGTTGGACTAACACAAGCACAATTTTGCGTCATACTGTTGACAGCACTCAACAAGGTTATGTTGAATGGAACGGCCAAGGCAATCAACACGGCGTTTCGCTTTGTTCAATAGCCGGTAACAAATTTCAAGTTCTCGCGACAGGCAACCTTTTTGCTGATTATGCTTCTGCAACAGCCTTTCTTATAAAAAAAGGAGGGGCTGATGTTGCCAACTTTGACGCTAGCGGAAATTTTAACCTTGGAACAACTAACATTGTTTCTTTGAACGTTGACGGCGCTATTGAAATTCAGCGTGCTAGCGGTTCAGCTTATATTGATCTTAAAGCAAGCGGCGATTATGACACCCGTTTGCAAAGCATTGGTTCAGGTTCTTCAGCAATTTTTGGGGTAAGCTTGCTAACAAGTGGCTTGCGCTTTGTTGTTGAAAATGGGGCTATTCGTTCCGCTGTTGATAACGGAATGACTAACGGCGCGGCTTCTGCTAGATGGTCAACAGTTTACGCGGCAACCGGCACAATCAACACTTCTGACGAACGTGACAAAGCTTGGCGCGGCTCACTGTCTGAAGCTGAACTTAAAGCCGCTCGCCTTATCGCTAAGGAAATTGGCGTTTATCGGTGGCTAGCTTCCATTGAAGAAAAAGGCGACTTCGCGCGATTTCACATTGGCGTAAAAGCTCAAAGCGTTTTTAAGATTATTGAAGACCAAGGGCTTGATTGGAAAGCTTACGCTTGGTGTTGTTATGACGAATGGGAAGACATAGTTGAAGAACAATTTGAAAAAGTAACTGAAGTTAAAAAGGAAATTGTCAACTACATTGATGAAGAAAACGAAGAAATTAAACAAAAAATTGTTGAAGTTGAACACAAAAAACTTGAAAGCAAAGGCTTTAAGGTTGTGAACCCCGCTGGCAACCGTTACGGCGTGCGCCCTGACCAACTGGCCTTGTTCTTGATTGCCGCCCAAGAACAGCGCCTTGAAGCGTTGGAAGCTCGCCTTGATGATGGCAAATAACTAAGCCCTTCAGGCACCGGCAAGGCCCGTCAGCAATGGCGGGCCTTTCTTTGTGGGCACTCGCCTAGCCTTTGCTCTTATCGCTCGCCAGCGGGCGCGGCTGGCCAAAAAAAGGCCCGCTAGAAGCGAGCCTTGGAGTTTGGGAGAGGATGCCTAAAGGCGACTAGCTCTTAGCAGCCTTAAGCATGGTGTTCAACTCTTTCTTAACGCGGCGGGCGACTTCGCCGCGCCAGGTTCCGGCATTGGCCAAGAAATAGTTGACGATTGAACGGGCGCTGTCTTGGCCATAATTGTCAGCCAAAGTTTCAAGTTCAGCCATTGCGGCAATATAAGGGCGAGCGTGACAAGCCGCGCCCAAGCTCCAATTCTTGCGGGCAATGTCTTGGTTGATTTCAGCGGCGATTTCGTGAAGTTTGCGGGTCATAGCAAATAACCTTGAATGAATGCGATTGCTTCGCGGCGATTGGGAAACGTTGGGCCGGTTGCACCAATAACGGCGCGAAAGATAGGCTTACCGTTTTCAAGAGTAAAAAGGCGCGCTTGCTTTCCGTTTTCACGGTTTACAAACAAAGTTGAAAACTTTTCAAGCTTTCCGACAATTTGCATTTCAAACCCCTTTGCTCTTGATAGCCAGCTTATGCGCCACTCCAAAAGCGCAAGTCAACTAGAAAAAGCGGCCAACTTGCGCTTTCTTGAAATAGCCTATGTCATATAAAATTTCATTTGCAACGTTGGCGTAATGGTCAAAGTCAAGGTCAGGCGGCAAATTGTCGTTCATAATCATAAGCGGCTTTGCGCCAATCGACTTAGGCACTTGGTTGCCGCTAATCGCGTAGTTAATCGCGCCTTTCTCGCCTTTAGCGTAATACCATCTAACAGCCTTGCCCAAATAAACGCCGTCTTTTTCAGCACCGCCGCGAACCTGGCGAACGTGAACGAACCGGCTAACTTG